TCAGGATCTTGCCAAAGTCGGAACTGGTGTGGGTGAAGGCCATGCCGACATAGTTCATCGGGCTCATGCCGGAGGTGGATACCCCGCGACCTTCCAGTGATGCCCGCGCCAGCTCGCGCAAGCTGAAACCGTCATAGCGGTTGTCACGCTCTTTCTCTGCATGACCACAGCGGGCCATCAGGGAGGCGCGAACAGAGTCGCCGATCAGGTTGCCGTTGCCAGCGTGGATATGCACGGTGGAACCCAGCGGGCCGGTTTCACTGGCGCCGGTGCCCAGCGCGGCCTTGATTTTCTCTTTAGCGGCTGCGGCGGAAACATCCATATCAGCCAGGCACTCGGCCATCAGCTCAGGGAAGCGGCCGCCGGTCAGCGCAAACAGATCCTGAATGTCATTGCGGCGAGCCTGCTCCTGTCGCTTGAAGGCAGCGACAGCATCATCACCAGCGGGCTGCTGGGGTTGGCCAGGCAAAACGGCGGTCGTGGTGGGATTGGCCGGTACAGGAGCAGCTGTGCCAGCGTTCGCTTTGGCGCCGAACAGGGTTCGGGCCTGGGTAGGAATGTTGTTAAAGTCTTTCATCTTGTTCTCGTTCACGTAGGCGGCAGCCGAGATCGGCTCTTCCAGGACATCGACAAACCCCATCTCTTTGGCCTGCAGGCCATCGAGCCAGGTATCTGCCGACAGTAGCGCGGCCAGCTCCTCTCGGGGCTTACCGGTTTTCTTCTCGTAGGCGTTGAGCAGCAGCGCCTCGTTGCGATCCAGCCAATCGGCCAGATCTCGCAAGTCGTCCGCATTGCCGACTGCGCCAGACCACGGCTTGTGGATCATCACCCAGGCATTGCTCGGCATATGCACGGTGGCATTGGGCAGGCAGAGAATGACCGAGGCCATACTGGCCGCCAGGCCATCGTTCCAGATGTCGATCTTGCAGGTGAGGCGGGCCAGGGTGTTGTAGATGGCAAACCCGTCCATCACATCACCGCCGGGGCTGTGAATGTGCAGATTGATTTGCTTGGCACTAAACACCCCGGCGGCCTTGCAGTCCGAGATGAATTGTTGAGCCGACACACCCCAGTAGCCGATCACGTCATAGATGTAGATCTCTACCGTGGGCTCTGAGGCGGCCAGGGCGTTGATGGTGTACCAGCTGCGGGGGCTCTGGTTATCGGCGGCGGGTTGGTCGCTGGCGGCCTCCGCTCGCGCTGGCATCAGCGCGGTCTGGACCGCCGCCGTCAGGTGGTGCTTTTTCACTGGGTTGTGCTCCTGGATCATTGGCTGGGTTGGAATCGGTGATGACGTTGTTTTGCTTCTCCCATTCCAGTTCGGAAAGACGCTGGTCCCGCACCTCGTCAGGGTTCCTGTTGCGAGCCCGGATCCACTCAGTCACCGTGCCAGCACTACCACGAATCACAGCTCTCCAGCCGTTGGCCTCACGCTCCGGGTCAATCCAGGGCATGACTGGCGCCAGATAGATGGCATCGAACAGGGTTTTCATATCCAGCTCTGGAGGCAGCTTGAGCGGGTCTTTGCTGCGCAGGGTTTCGGCCAGCAACCAATCCCGATAAACAGGGCGCGACCAGTTGGCCACAAACTCATCCTGCAGCACGGCAAAGCCTTCCCACCCCTCAACCAGCTCCTGGCGCTGGGCGGAATAGGTGCCGTCATAGTCGCGGGCCACGCTCGAATACTGGCTGCGGGTGCCAGCACAGGATGAGCGCAGCTGACCCGATCGCCAGACGTTCAGAGCGGTGTTTGGCCGGTTGGACTGGATAACCCCGACATCCTCGCCGGGGCGCAGGTCGTCAAAGGTCATGCCCGGCGTGATGTCGATCATTCGCTGCGCTTGCGCGGGTGAACCATCTGGCGGCGCCTGGTATCCCTCCGGGTGTTCCTTCTTGATGAAGAAGGCGAGCGAGGCGCTGATCCGGGCGGCTACGCGCTCGGCCTCTTCCACCGACTTGAGGTCAGCGAGGCGAGTGATGACACCGTGCAGCAGCGTAACGCCGCGCAGCTGATGGATCCGCTTGCGCAGGGCCAGGTGATACATCTCGCTGGCTTCAACCTCCTTGGTGCGGTAGCGATAGCCCTGCATTTCGCCGGGGTGATCGAACATCACAAAGTAGGATTTCGGACGGCGCCAGGCATCGACCTTGATCCCCTGCCTGACCCCATCCGCCACGCTGTTCATCTCGAACGGCACAAAGTCAGGCTCCAGCACCTCCACCGAAAAGGGTGTATCCGAGTGATGCTGATAGCCGTTGATGGTGCCCAGCAGGCGGCGGCCAAACACCTCGCCATCGCGCAACCAGGTACGACAGGCCAGCCGCTCCATGGCGGGACGGGTGTAGGTGCCGGTGGTTTCCGGTTTGAGTGACCAGGCAGCCCAGCGGCGGCGGATATCCTTGGCGAGGTCATCCAGCAACTGTCCATCGACCGAGCGGGGCTGCGGCTCGATCTGGATGCCTTTGCCGCCGACAATCCGCTCCTCCATCTTGTCGAGAAGGCCGATCACAATGTCATGGTTTTCGTCCAGGGCTCTGGCCTGCTCGCGCAAGCTGATCGCCGATTGCTGGGTGGCCACGTTGGCGCCACGCCGTTCCCGCTTGGCCTGATGGGTTCTAGACGGCATTGCCGCCTCGTAGGCCATCATTCGCAAGCGGTCGCGCATCCGGTTGGCTGCCCAGCCGGGGGAGATAAACCCGACCAACTTATCTATGGCTCTCATGTAAACCTCGCGGCGGCATAGGGCTGACGGGCAGGGTTGGCCACGCTGGCGCGGCGCTGCTCCCACTCCCGCCGACCAGAGCGGAGCTCGTTGAGGTTTTCAGAGGTCACAGTGCGGCCCTGGAACGTTACCTGCTTGCCGGCCAGCACATCGCGCTCGGCCTGCAGGTACAGCTCGATCATGCTGTCGATATCGCTCAGCTTCACAGCCAGCCTCCTGAGTTTGTGCCGAGCCAGCTGTTGCCTGCTGCCGTGGGTCTTGGCTGCGGGCGGGATACCGGCTCGGCGTGGTTGATAGTGGTTGGCTGATGCCGGGCTACCAGGCGCCAGCCTTTGTGCTGGACGCCAAGGCGCACGGCGGCCAGTGAGTAACCCGCGCAGTCAGTGGGCTCGTTGCGGGCGCCGGATGGGTTAACCCAGCGATAGACGCGGCGGCCCTTGATAAACTCCAGCCGCTTTCGCTCACAGGTCAGCCCCTTGAAATAGTGTTCATCTGCCCACTCGGCGACAGGGTGGTGCCGGTAACCAGGCAGCGGCCCGGATAGCGATGCAGGCACATCGGCCAGGCGGGCGTAGATCACGTCCTTGGCGGTGTCGGTGCCGACCTCCGACAGGTAAACACCCTGCCGGTTCTTCTTGCGCGGGAAGGTGATGATGGGTTTGCCCATCACCGTGGCCCCCTTGATAGGGATATATTTGCGCGGGTTGCGGCGACAGAACTGATAGACCTCATCGGTGTAGTGACCACCCGAGTCAATCAGCACCAGGCCGATATCCATCACCTCACCGTTGGCCTTGATAAACTGGCGCGAGAACTGCTCGTGCAGTCGATCCCAGATCTCGGTGTGCCCGAGGTTGCCGTACAGGCGCTGGTAGTCGAGCACCCAATGCTCCTCCCCCACGCCCCAGCCGGTGATCTCGAACTCGAAACGGTCATCCTGGGTATCAGCCCCGACAGTGATATAGAGCACCCCATCAGGGACGGGGTGCGGCCATACCTCGCGGCGGGCGGCAAGCGCCTCCCACTCCAGTTTCTCACCGGTCTCCTCTTCCCAGGTCTCGCCCAGCGTGGTGTTGACGAAGGTCTTTAGCTTGCCCTGGTCATCCTTCGCTTTGAGGAAGTCAGAGACAATCCGCACCCATGTCGTCAGCGGGCTGTAGGCCGTCCAGATATGGAAGGTCACCGACTCGGGAGGAGGGATCGGTTGGTCATCACTGTCGAACCAGTCGATGGAGTCCCGCGTCCAGATGCCGGTGCGCTCGCAGATCCAGCGTTCCACCGTCTCGTAATCCATCTCATGCTGGCGAATGGCGCAGCCATTTGCCTCGCACAGATAGAACGCCGAGTTGTGGTTGTTACCGTCCCACTTGATGCCGAACTCGGCATCGGGGCCGCCCCACTTGAGGTACTGCTCTGCATGGCAATGTGGGCACTTCACGTGATAACGCATCAGGTGCTGCGATTCGCTGGCCGCCCGCTCTATCTGGCACTGCCCCGCGATCTTGGGGGTAGAGCCACGGATTGATTTGGGGTGGGTCGAGCCCTCCATCCGCTTGTCACCGAGGAACGTGGGCGAACCCTCGTGATCGATGTCAGCATCGAAGGCGGCCAGCTCGTCATAGATACCGAAGTCGGGAGAGGCTTCTCGGTAGTTTGCCGCCGCTTTACCACCCCGGATCTCTAACCCTCGCCCGTTGGCGAATCGCTTGAGCTCCAGCGTGTTGTCTTTGTGCTTCTTCCCATACCAGGGCGCGAGCGCCTTTAGTCTGGGGACATCACGGATCATGGGATCAACGTGCTTTTTGACGAACTTTTCAGCATCACCATCAGTGGGATGCCAGATCAGTCCGTTGCGCTTCTTGTGCTCCAACAGGTAAGCGGCCACACCGAGCAGCATCTTGGTGTAACCAACCCGCGCCGACTTGACGAAATTGACCTCTCGAATGTCGTCATTGGCCATCGCGTTGATGATGGCCACCTGGAACGGCAGCGACTTCCAGCGGCCCTCCTGATAGGAGGACTCCACCGGCAGGTAGTAATGGTCATCCATCCACTCGGCGGCGGTCTGCACCGGCGGCCTGAGCAGGGCTGACAGCCCAAGGTTGACGGCAGCCGCCAGGCTACTTACTTGTGCTGTCGATATATTCATCCAGTAACTCCGGCAGCAGATCACCCAGGGAGGCCGCCTCGTTGCTGGCTATGACCAGTTCGCGCTGGAGCCCCTCGATGTGCTTGGTCTGCAATTCGGGATAACGGCGGCGCATAGTGAGTGGAACGGTGTCGAGCAGACTGCTGACCTTTGCGGCGATGCGCGTCAGAGCGAACGTTGCAAACTCGGTCGGCACCTGATGGCGCTCAGCGATCCGGTTCTCGCGCTCGGCCTTGTCGGCCTGCTCCTTGGTGAGCCTCCACCGTTGGAAGTCCAATTGATCCTCATCCATGTCTTGAGGATCCGTTGGTTGGTGTTTTTGGATCGCGTTCTCGATCCGGTTATCCACAACCGAGCGCACATCAAAGTAAACGTTGCGCCCGATCTTTTTTACTGGCTTAACTCCCCACTTATCAAAGGCTTGCACCGAGATCCCCAGGCTTGCAGCCATGTCGGATTTTTTCAGCCAGCCAGGCGCAGGGCGATCCTTGTCTGATGGCTCTGACATGAAAACAACAACCTCACTTCTTGGGGTTTCATATGTAGAGAAAAACCGCGCCCCGTCCGACCCGTCGAGTCGGGGGGTGGCTGGGAGTACCTTTACCCTGGGGGATGGGTGGGGGTGGCCGCCCGCTGCTGCTATGGGCATTGCTGCATGGCGCTAGCATTGGGCGGCGTAAACTCACAAAGCCATGGACTCACCGGTATGGTCCCCACCGCTGCGTCCTAGTTAGGTAAAGAGCCCATGGCTTTGTGTTAGGTGAGGCACCGGCAGCAGGTCGATCCAAACGGGTCAACGATGTCTGATGCTGATTGGTCGCCAGTGTCGGCGCCTCGGTACTCATTGCTTGATGCACTCACGCACATCGATGATCCAATTGGTCAGCTCGGCCTGCGAATCAGGTGGAAGATGCGCCCACCCATCAGGACTGACCATCCACACCAGCCTCGGGGGTGTGGTGTAGCAGCTGGCGTTCGGCGCTGGTGCCGGGGACGTACACCCCTGCAGCAGGGCCGAAGAGGCCAGCAAAGGCAGCAGCGGGAGCCGCTTTAGCCTGCTCCCGCCTATCGTCTTGCTCGGCATAGTACGCAGCCTCACGGGAGGCGTTGAGCTGCTCGGCTACCAGCAGGGCGAGCCGGGTCAATCCGCTTATCAGTGCCGGTTCCATTCTTCGCGCTCCCCCAGTTAGCAGCCAGCACGTCCAGCACAACCAACACCGGACGGGGCAACTTCTCCCACCATGCTTGCGGGATGGCGGCTCGCAACTGTGACCACGCCACCAGGCAAAGCCCCACCGCCGCCACCCAGGCGGCGGCCTTCTCGCCGAACACCTGCAGCAGCAGGTCGGCCAGGTTCAACTGATCCACATACACCTCACGAAGGGGCAGCAAGCGCCCCGCCAAACTCCTGATACTTGGCCAGCAAGTTAGCCAGGTCATGCTCGCGCTGGTTGTAGCCAGCACCAGGGAAACTGGCCCAAATGTTGGCGCACCGCTTTATCGCCTCCGGGATGCGTCCAGCCTCAATCAAGGAAATCGCCTTGCGCTCCTTGATCAACTGAATGGCCCAACGGTCTTGCGATTCCGGCCCGAAGTCGGGCAAGCTCAGACCATCCCGATACCACTGCCAGTGGCGGGACAGATGCTGATAGCGGCCGGCGGCTGTGCTTTTCAGCGTCTTGTTGACCTGAACCAAAATGTTTGGGTGAGTCGCGTATGACTCGAAGAAGCCGCCAGGGTTAACCAGCTTGTTGTAACCATCATCGCCAAGGCCGATGGTTCCCTCAGAGAAGGCGATCATGTCTAAAAAGGCGTTTAGGTTGCGGTTGATGCGCTTAAGCCGAGCCATCACTCCTCCTCTTTGCGCTGTTTACGCTTGTCCAGGTAAACAAAGATGTCGAAGAACAAGCGGCCGGTGATGACCAAAAGACCCCCGATGCCGACCACATCATTGATGGCCAGCTCAGGGATAGGAATGTCAGGGAGCTTTTCGGCGGCAGATGCCACCTGAGACCAGAGGCTAACCAACGTCCCACCGCCGTAGGCGATGCACTGGCCCTTGAAGCGGTGGATCAGGTCGAACATAGAGGGGACGCCATAAAAAAGGCCCATCGGAGAGATGGGCCTTTGAAACAAATGACACGGGATATAAACGGAAAACGTCTGAACAATTGGGGCGAGCTGCAAAATCACCACCATGACGAGAAAGGTACAGCCAAGTTCCCATCGTTTCAACACAAAAACAGATATTTTATCTTA